ATTCTTCTGTTGAAATTCAAGAGGCTAATAAATCCTCATCGGCTGAAATCTTTGAAAAGCTAATGGATAAGATGAATGCAGAAATTTCAAAGGCTATTTTAGGTCAAACTTTAACAACAGAAGTCGGCTCAACAGGAAGTTATGCAGCATCAAACACGCACTTTGCTGTTCGCCAAGATATTATTGATGCTGATAAAAAAATGGTTGAAAAGACTATAAACAAACTTATCCAATGGATTTATGAAATTAATTTTTCAAACAAAGATATTCCTGTATTTGAGATGTTTGAAGTTGAAGATATTGATTTAGGATTGGCTCAAAGGGATAAAATACTATCTGAAACAGGAGTTAAATTTACTAAAGATTACTTCATCAAAAACTATGGATTAGAAGAAGAGGACTTCGATATTAGAGAGGATATTATCCCTGCAACACCTCAATTCTCACAATTCAAAGAAGAACCGGAACCGGAAGGTCAAGTTCAAGTTGATGATTTATTTAAATTTTTATCGGAAACAGAACTTGATAAACAATCTCAAGCGATGCTTTCGCCATTGTTAGCATTGTTTGAATCTTGCGATAACTTTGAAGATGCAAGAGAGTTGCTGACAGATAGCAACCTGCAAACAAAACAACTTCAGCAATCAATTCAAAAGGCTATGTTCCTTTGTGAATTACAAGGCAGAAAGGATGGTTTAGATGACTAAACTTAAATTCTTTGATGCTTTTTCAGGAATAGGTGGCTTTAAAATTGCACTTGAAAGTGTAGGTTTTGAGTGTATGGGATTCTGTGATAATGACCCATACGCTAATCAGTTATATTTAGCATTTTTATGCAACGACAACGAGGTATTTTACAATGACATCAGAAAAATTGACACATCAACAATGCCAGACTTTGATATCTTCTGTGGTGGATTTCCTTGCCAATCTTTCTCTATTGCAGGAAAAAGACGAGGATTTGAAGACACCAGAGGCACACTCTTTTTTGAAGTCGCAAGGATTTTGCACGACAAAAAACCCAAATATTTTATTCTCGAAAATGTTAAAGGCTTACTTAACCACGACGGTGGAAGAACTTTTGCAACTATCATTGAAGTTCTCACCGACCTTGGGTATCAAGTGCAATGGCAGGTTCTTAATTCTAAGTTCTTCGGCGTTCCTCAAAACAGGGAAAGGGTGTACATTGTTGGATGTATTGGAACAGAATGTGCCGGAAAAATATTTCCTCTCGCAGGCTGCGATTCAGAGGATATTAGCGAAATCAGAAAACATCCAATAAATCCACCAAATGCACATCAAGGTGGCAGAATTTACTCTCCTGACGGAATTGGATCTTGTTTAGTTGCTAATGGTGGAAGTGGTAAAACAGGTCTTTATTGCATCAATAAGCCACGTTTCAACAAATACAAACAATCCGATATTGTTGAAACTCTCAAAGTCGGTGGCGATACTCCGTTAATGAAAATAAGAAACGGAACAAAAAAAGGGTACGATGAGGCAGGTCCCGGAGACGGAATAAATTTGGCATTCCCAAATTCTAAAACTCGCAGAGGTAGAGTTGGCAAAGGTTGTTCGCAAACATTAGACACTAATTGCAATATGGGAACAATTGACGATTATCGCATCAGAAGATTAACTCCACTTGAGTGTTTTAGACTTCAAGGCTTTCCTGACGGAATGGTTCAACAAGCACGAGAACTTGGTATTTCAGATGCACAACTTTATAAAATGGCGGGCAATGCTGTAACAGTTAATGTCGCACGTGCTGTCGCTGAAAAATTAGCAGAGGTGGTTAATGGTCAAACTTAATGCACTATTCAAATTATCCCCTGCAATAGCCATCAAGTATTTTAAATCCAAGAATAATAAACAGTCGTGGGATTGGTACGAATTATGGCAATCTGCACACAGAAAGTCATTCACAGTTGCAAAGGCTATGCGTGAGGATATTTTGAACGATATTCGCACAGTATTAGACAAAGCACTCGAAGAAGGGAAAACCTTTCAAGAGTTTCAAAAAGAACTTAAACCAACCCTGCAAAAGAAAGGCTGGTGGGGCGAAGTTGTTATTGTTGATTCACAAGGTAATGCCGAAAAAGTTCAGCTTGGTTCAATGTATCGTCTTAAAACAATTTATTCCGTAAATATGCAAACAGCGTATCAAACAGGACGTTATAAAACACAAATTGAGAATACCGATAATCGTCCATATTGGCAATATGTCGCAGTTTTAGACCAAAGAACAAGAGCAGAACACGCGCAACTTCACGACTTGGTTTTTCCTCATGATGACCCATTTTGGAGTTCTTTTTACCCACCGAATGGTTGGCGATGTCGTTGTCGTGTAAGGGCATTGTCCCCTCGAAACGTCAAAAAAAGAAATCTTTATGTTGAATCATCATCCGGAAGATTATCTCAAGAGGACAGGCTTGTTTCAAAAAAATCAGGTCAATATCAACCAGTTACAGTTTACACAGATCCATTAACAGGTAAACAAATTGCTCCTGATGTTGGTTGGAGCTATAACCCTGCAAGCGGATTTTCGGTAGAGTGAAGCGAAGCGTAACTCGTAAGGTGTCGGTCGGACGTTACTCCGCCGACACCCCGAATAATCCAAGACAGAATTAAAAAGCATTTAAAGTACGTTTAACACAATTTTAAAAGGAGTTTAATTATGACAATCGATAGAAAATGTTTAATTAATTGGGTAGGTGGTAAGAGATTATTGCGTAAAACAATAGCTCCACTTATTCCTGAAGATATTAAATCATATATTGAACCATTTGGTGGTGGTGCTTGGGTTCTGTTTTATAAAGACAGATGGGCAGATTTAGAAATATACAACGATTTAGACGGAAGATTAGCAAATTTATTCCGTATTGTTAAATATCATCCGAATGCTTTTAAGGAAGAGTATAAATATCTTCTTGGCTCTCGTGAGATGTTCTTGCAGTTCTTGAATGGCACGTTTATTACAGATATTCAAAAGGCTGTTCAGTTCTATTTCTTGATTACTCGTTCATTCGGTGGCAGAGGCGAAACCTTTGGAACTGTTAAACGTTCATCAGGTGGTGCATCAAAAAGTCAAAAAAATGTGATGGATAAAATAGATGCTATTCACAATAGGCTTGATAAAGTTTTAATCGAGAACAGAGATTTTGAAAAATTAATCAAACAATATGACTTTGAAGAGGCATTTTTCTATTGCGATCCACCATATTCTAAAGGTTGTGGTTATGAAGTTACAAGCACAGAAAATTTCGACCATGAACGCTTAAGAGAAGTTCTTGGCAATATTCAAGGTAGATTTTTATTGTCTTATGATGATTCGCCAAAAATCAGAGAATTATATAAAGGCTTTGAAATGATTGAAGTTGAACGATTAAACGGAATCAATAACAAACAAGGCACAAGTCGTGAAAACAAGATTTTCAAAGAACTTTTAATTGCTAATTATCCAATTAAAGAACGTCATCATGCCGGATAGTATTGAAATAAGGTTAGATAATAAAGCTGTTCAAGATGCACTTTTAAAAGTCGCAGCCAAAGCAGAGACACTACGTCCGTTAATGAAGAACATAGCTGGCATAATGGCTGATGCAACAGAAGAAAATTTCTCGCAACAGGGCAGACCTGACAAATGGCAGGAACTTGCAGAAAGTACCATTAAAAAGCGAAAAAAAGCCGGACATTGGCCTGGGCAAATTCTTCAAGTCGAAGGACGTCTTGCAACATCTATTACAACTCAATATGACAATGATTCAGCCATTATCGGTTCGAATCTCGATTATGCCGCTATCCATCAATTGGGTGGACAAGCAGGTAAAAACAAATCTGTCACAATCCCTGCAAGACCTTATCTCAACCTTACAAATGACGATTTAGACGATATCCTCCAAGAGACTGAAAGGTTTATTGCAAGCTAATTTCAGCTCACAATTATATTGTAGGGCAATAGAAAGGAGAGAAAAATGACGACAGTAGAACCTATCAGAAATAAAAAAGATGTTGAAAAAGTCGAGCGCTATCTCGAAAAACAGAACAAAAGAGACCACTTAATTTTTGTGTTTGGCACAAATAGTGGTCTGCGAATCTCTGACATAGTAGCCTTAAATGTTGGCGATG